GAAAACCCCACGACACGAGCAGCCATGGTACTCATGCCGGCTCGAAAACAACAAGAAGCCCGAACCACTCACCGAAGAAGAGAAGACCATCATGAGCGGCGTGAACCGCAAACTCATCGAAGACGCCCCGCGCCTCATCGCCTACGGAATCAAGCAAGGATGGATCTCCTACCCCAAGAAACCCCGAACCCAACACACATGGATCACCAAGGACAGCCCACCGCTCCAACAGGACGATTCGTCAACATTCACAACGGATCCGTAATCGTCGAAGTCATAGGCCAAGGACAATACCGTATCGGAGAGACCCGCCGCACTGTAACCATCTACAGTCGAGACGGGTCTCTTTTCGTCCGCAATTCCCAAGAGTTCCATCGAGTCTTCAAAGAACTCAAGTAGTCCGAACACAGCAACGCAACGACATGACAACGCTCCTCGAACGAGCGGCGCTTTGGCTCGCCAAGGTACCGCCAGCCATCTCCGGATCCGGAGGGCACTCTCAAACCTACACCGCCGCCGTGGGCCTAGTCCACGGCTTCGGCCTATCAGACACCGACGCCTTCGCGCTCCTATCGGACTGGAACCGTTCATGCCAACCTCCATGGCAGGACCGCGAACTCCTCCACAAGATCAGGCAGGCCAATGAGAAGTCGCACTCCAAGCCCCGCGGCCACCTCGCCAATTCCTCAAGCACAGTGTCCATTGAGCCATTGGATCTGACACGGGTCCGCTTCAGCCGGCCAAAGCCCGTGGAGGCATCACAGAAGTCCGATGGGTCCGTGGAGCCGTCCGCGCCATCAAACCCGCCCGCAGCCCCCATCCCGGCCTCGCACGATGCCTCGGAGTTCAAGCGGTTCCTCACATCCGCCTTCGCGCCCACCGAGGTGGTCTGCATCTGCGAGCAGGTCGAAGACGGTACCCCCATGACCAGCGGATCATTCCTGCCCGTCGAGGATTGGATCGCTCGCTTCGATGACCCCGAGTCCATCCTCTTCCGACCCGATCGGAATCAGGGCGTCTTCGTCCGCATCAACCCGTTCAAGCCCAACTTCTACAGCGGCTCCGACAATGATGTCATGGCCTACCGCCATGTCCTGGTGGAGTTCGATCAGAAGCCCAAGGCCGAGCAGGAACAGCTCCTCCGCTCATCCGGTCTCCCGATCAGCGTCCTCATCGACTCCGGTGGTAAATCCATCCACGCCTGGGTCCGTGTCGATGCCCCCAATCGCAAGGAATGGGACGCCCGCAGGGATCTGATCTACTCGTCCATCCCCGGCGTCGATCCCAAGAACAAGAACCCTTCGCGGTTCTCCCGGCTACCTGGCGCGTGGCGGGGTCAGGAGAGGCAGAAGCTGTTGGCAAACTCCATAGGCGCTCGCTCGTGGGAGGAGTGGCTCACCGACCGCGAATCCATCGACGACAGCGCCACGATCGTGTCCATCAAAGACCTGATGAACTTTGATTCGGACAACGATCCGGACAACCTCATCGGCAAACGGTGGCTTACCCGCGGCTCCTCCATGATCCTCAGCGGCGGCACCGGCATCGGGAAATCATCCCTCATGATGCAGATCGTCATCCGGTGGTGCCTCGGCAAGGACTTCTTCGGAATCGCGCCGGTGAGGCCATTGAAGATCGGGGTCATCCAAGCCGAGAACGACAAGGGCGACCTCGCCGAAGCATTCCAAGGAGTAGGCCATGGACTCGACCTCAAGCCCGATGAAATGAAATCGCTCCAGCACCAACTCGAGTTCCGCACCGAGGCCGTCCGCACCGGTGACGCATTCTTGGCTTACGCCCGGAGGTTCATCCTTCGATCCAAGCTCGATGTCATCGTGGCCGATCCCCTGTTCAGCTACTTCGGTGGCGATCTCAGCGACCAAGGCGAGGTCAGCGTATTCCTGAGGAATAGGCTCCAACCCATCCTCCATCAGACCAAGGTCGCTTGGATCTGGATGCATCACATCTCCAAGGCGCAACGGAAAGACGGAGAGCCCATGACCACCATGGAACTCGCCCACGCAGGGTTCGGATCCAGCGAACTCGCCAACTGGGCGAGAGAGATCGCCGTCCTGGCAGAAGTAGGCCAACATCAACCTAGGCGCTTCCAGTTGGCCTTCTGCAAGCGCGGATCGAGGCTGGATGCTAACTCACTTCATCTTCAGCATTCTCCCAAGGGGATTGTGTGGGAGCAGTGGAATCCGATGGTGATGACTGGGGCGCAACTGAAGGAGCCGAAGCCTCCTGATCGGCGGCCAAGGCGGCGCGGATAGGGCCCCAATAATCATTGTAAGCCTTTCGGTTAGCCGCCTCTTTCTCTTCCCGTTTCTTACGCTCCAGCTCCTCGGAATCCACATCCGGGGAGCTTTTCTCTTCCTGAACCTCAACCTCGGATTCAGGCTCCTCCTCCTCGCGCTTGCGCGATCGCTTACGCTTCAGTTGGCCAAACAACCTCTCGTGCTTCTTCACAGAAGTCTTCAGATACGCAACATCACGCTTCAGCTCATTGATGGTTCTCAAGAGCAGCGAAACCTTGTCCTCATCCTCCGGAGGAACCCAGTCGCACCCACGCCATTGCCTATGAACCATGTCATATACAATCACCTGGGACTTCTTGTTCCTCATAGAGTTGAACGCACGGATCGCACGGCCAAGCTCACATCTCAGGTTCTCACGAATGTAGGCCAGAACCTCGGATCGATCCGGGTCGGCATCGTGGCGTTGCGGGGGCATCAGTCGGAACATCGACCGAAGGGTTGAACCATTGTCTAGGTAACTCATAGCAAGACCAGAATGCGTCATGTACGGCAACATGTCAATGTAAAGGAATGTTCATTTTGCAGAGCACCCCAAGAAGTTCCCATAGCCACTGCTACCTCCCTAGAGGGAGTCTTGTCACTCCCTCTTCTAGGGAGTTAAAAACCGCTTACGCCGCAACGCTTTCGGGGGCTCGTGCCGGCCCCCGCGCTGCGGCTGCGGTTTTTCAATGACCCTCCACTGATTGCGAAGTATCGGGTCCGATGGATGGATATGGATGCCTCGCAATCGATCAGAAAGGGGTCGCCAGTGCGTCGGAGGGGTACTTCCGCATCAAATTGCGAAAGCGGGGTCCGAGGGGCTGGAAACGGAAAGCCCCCGGATGGGTGGTCCGAGGGCTCCGCGGGGTGGTGAGCAGGATGTTTGGCCTACTGGGCAACGAAGAAGTCCTCCTCCTCGCCGTTCATCGTCACGCCATTGGTCCATGTCAGACCGATGCAGTCATCGTTGTAGTCGAACCGGATCAGGAAGTCATTGAGCTTGGGAGCGTATATCACTCGGTACCCATGGTTCTTCCAATGCACAGTCTTGCCATCTCTCACAGCAGACTTGATCTCGCTTAGTGTCATATCGCTAGACAGTTGATCGTTGGATCACAGCGGGCCAACACCGCCACGGTTGAACTCCGTTCCGTCGGCGCGGAACCCTTCCACGTACCCAGCATGGCCAGTGCGGGTCACAACCTCGCGGGCCTCCACCATCGCAGTAGCCTTCGCCACAGCCTCGTTCCAAACACTGCCACCGCGGTGGTAGCTGCGGCAGTAACCGCCCGAACGGACGGCGAAGATGCGGGAGGCCTTGGTTGCGCGGGCGGCGATACGGATGATTTCGTTGCTCATTGTTGTTCGTTGGTAACTCACCGCACCATGCGGTGATGCACCCACCATACCGCTCCATGCCGAGTCGTCAACAGAAAAAGTGCGGGAGATGGAAAGAATATTATGGACCGCTCCATGCTCGGGGCTCGGGGGTTCCGGGTTCTAGGTTTCCGAATTCCGAATTCCGTATGGGGTATGGACCGGCGCATAACTTATGGGCGCGGTTCATAAGGGTCGGACACGGCGTGTCTCACCTGGTTGGACATTGGGTGTCCTAGGGGGGCGGGCGACGGGCAAGGAAGGAAGGAAGGGGACCGAGTGGACACCGGATCCGGGCAAAGAAAAGCCCCGCAGGGCGAACCATACGGGGGCGAGCGTGAATGAGTGGCCAACTTCTCAGCCGTTCCCGGCGAGGGCGCTTAGAGCCATCAGGACGACGAAGAGGGCAGCAAGGAGGAGGTATCCCAAGGCGCGAAAGAGGTCGGTCATTCCAAAGCCTCGATTAAAAGCGAAAACTCCCGGAGGGTGTCGCGTGACGTATACTCCGGGCGAAGGGTGACAACCCTTCCTTCCCGGAAAGATATCGTCGCCCCGTTGTTTCGCTTCGCACCCCATGCATTGAACATACGGGAAAACTCCCGGGCGTGCTCTTCGAGTAGGAAAGTGTGGGTTGTTTTCATGATCAGATCATGCCCAAAGCGATCAGAAGTGAAGGGCACCCATGGGAGCAGCGCCCGTCGGGTTCGACAATGCAACCCTCAGTGCAACAAGCGGGCGAGGTGCCATCGAACATTGCATGGCGGGCGTACGCCAAAGCGCCGTCTTCGGAGGGTTCCCAACCCTCGTTTTCCAGCGCTTCCATGGCGCTGATTCGGTACGGGTTGCGGGTTGCGGTAGGGACTTGTGTGGTTTTCATGTTTTCTTGTAAGGGCGTCAATTGCCCGTGGAACCCACGCTTGCGCATGGGCTCACCGGGAAATTCACGCTTGGGCTTCGATGAAATACCGGGCTCCGGTCCCGTGCACGGGGATGTGGATTGAGCGCTGGCCAGTCCTAGCGCCCGCGCAGGCGAGACAATCGGCGCAGGGGGTACCGACTCGGTCACTGGCGCAAAGGGTCTCGATCGTGTGGTGATCGAGGTCGGGCGTCACCCGGAAGGTTGACCAACCCATGGAACGGGCAATGAGGAGCTCCGCGGCGGTGTCCACACTGGCCATTAGCAATTGACGCCAACCTTGGAGGCTAGGCTTGCGCCATTGGTGCGTGTAGCCTGTCCACCCGGAGGAAGCGCCAGCAATGGCCAAGGCGAGGCTCAAAGGGAGATGAGTCGGATCACCGTAGGCGCCGAAACGGACCCGCCGACCGGAGAATACGGAAATCGAAGGAAGGGGAAGGTACGCTCCCGCTTTCCATGCGCGGTAAATCCCCAACGGGGCTTGGCCAGCGTTGACGTAGCATGAACGCCCGGATCCGTCGCCGTTGCCTCGATGGACGCATGATCCGCAAATCAATCGATCGAGGCCTTCCTTGATTGCGCGGACGGGATCGCAGGCTTTGACCAAAATCCACACTTGGATCATGTCGCCGGTTTTACGGTTGTCCGAAGGAGAAGAGAAGCCGGTCGCGATGATCACGCGCAAGGCATCCTCGTGGAGAATGAAGCCGTTCACGCGACACCCCCTTCGGAAATGGGGGCGATCGATCGAAGCAATGCGCTAGGAACGGGCCGATCGGTATCTTGAAAGCGGGCATGGGCTTTGTACTTGTGACCTCCGGACTGCAATGAGCGCCCGTAGCCTGTCCAAGTCAGGCGGACCCGTCGCCCGTTGACCTCTGCAATGACACCCTCAAAGGAGAACATCGATTGGCGGACGCAAGCGTGAACGTAACAGTGCCCGTATCGGCGCGTACACTGCACGTAGGCGATGAGGTTCGGGATGTAGTGCTCCGGAGGGTTCAAAGGGAACCTCCAATCCACAAGGCCTGCTCCCGGAGCCCGTTGGCGATGACGATTGAGATGATCGCGAGCCAGAAGAGGGCCGCGAGAATGCGTTTTACGCGTGGTTTCATGGTGTTTGAAATGCTCCCGTGATGGAGAGCGTGAATGGATTAAGCCAAAGGAAGCGCACCTTGTCAACACCGGGCAACAAAAAGATTGCGGGCTCTCAGGTTGGCATTCAAAGCGGTGGCATGGCCAGGAAGGGGAACAAGGAAGAGAACCAGGTGGAAAGGGTGGAAGTCGAAAAGCCGAAGGCAAAGATTGGGAGACCCCGTAAAGTTGTTCCGATAGAAGATAGAAAAAAAGCCCTTCGTGCCGCTGAGATTGGGATCCCATTGGAGCGAGTGGCGATTCTCTGCGGGTTTCCGTCGGGCAATGCGGGCCCTTGGCATGCGTACCTGAAAGCTAATCCCGACTTCGCCCAGGAACTCGAGCGTGCCCGCTTGGAAGGAGAACTCGACATGTCGTGTGTCGTGAGAACCGCTGGTCCCGGATGGCAGGGTTCCGCTTGGCTCCTCGAGAGAACCCGCGGTTACGTAGCAAGAGCCCAATTGGAACACACGGGCAAGGGAGGCAAAGAGTTATCGGTATCCGGTGCCCTACTCGGAGCATTCGGAGGGAGCAAATAACACCACGGGGGGAGGACCACCCCCAAGAGGGGGGTGGGTGTTACCTGTATACCCCCTCCCCCTACCGCACTCAATTTTATGCCCGTCAAGCAAATTAAGCGCAAGAAATCCCCTTCACTCGGAATGGGTTCTCACATCCCTGCGTGGAAGCAGCGCAAGCTCCTGGAGGAGGCTCAGCAGCTGAAGAACTTCCCGAAGATGATGCTTGGCCTACGCGATACGTATCCCTGGCAGGAGGCGGTGCTCGGGGCGTTGAATGAGAAGCACTCGAAGGTAGCGCTCAAAGCGGCTAACGGCTCTGGCAAGACGAGCATGGTGGCGGCGTCAGCTGTCATCTGGCACATGCTCCGCTGGCCGGGGAGCTTGGTCGTCTGCACCGCTGGCGTGTACCGACAGGTGGCCGACGCTCTGTGGCCTCATCTGAGGAAGATGATCAATGGCTTGGGTGGAGAGGAGAACGGATTCTCGATCAAGGATGGCGAGATTCGCTACGTGTACCCGAAGAAAGTGGATGGCCAGGAGCTGATCAGCCGGTGCATCGGGTTCAGCGCGAGCAACCCGGAGAAGGCGGAGGGCTGGCACGTGCAGGGTCCGAGTAACGACCTGATGTATATCGTCGATGAGGCGAAGGCGGTACCGGACGGGATCTTTCAGTCGATGGAGCGGTGCCAGCCGACGCGGACCCTGCTGATGAGCAGCCCGGGGGGCTCATCCGGGTACTTCTACGATGTATTCCGTAGGAATGACGGCAAGTGGCAGACCTTCACGGTGACCGCTTACGACTGTCCGCATATCCGGAAGGAGTGGATTGATGAGCAGATAGCCCGCTGGGGCGAGGGTCACCCGCTGGTGCGCTCGATGATCTACGCGGAGTTCATGGAGGATGACGGGAGCCTCACGGCCGTCAGGACGGCCGACTGGCAGAAGGTTGTCAGTGGCCCACCCAAGGAGGAGACGGACGGCCACCGCCTGACCGCGGGGTGCGACTTCTCAGCCGGCGGCGACGAGAGCGTGATGGTCGTGCGGCAGGGGAACACGGTGAAGGCCCTGATCCGCTGGCGGGACAAGGACACGATGGCCAGCGTGGGCCGGTTCATAGCGGAGTTCAGGAAGTGGAAGCTGAAGGCTGAGGATATCTACGCCGACGTAGGAGGCATGGGAGTTGTCATGTGCGACGCCCTGAGAGCCGAAGGCTGGGATGTGCGCCGGGTGAACTTCGGGGAGCGGGCCATTCGGGATGATCAGTTCGTGAACCGGGCGGCTGAGATGTGGATCGAGTTCGGGCGAATGGTGGAGGAGGGGAAGGTGAATCTGGGACCGGTTGGGACGGACGAGGTGCTGCTCCAACAGTTTGTGAGCAGGAAGGTGCGGACGAACGGGAAGGGCAAGCTCACGCTGGAGGGTAAGGATGAGCTACGCGCCAGAGGGGTAAACAGCCCGGACCGAGCGGATGCGATGGTGTTGGCCTTCTGCGGTGGTGGCGGGAAGCGGATGGATGAGTACATGAAGGCATTGGGCGAGGACGGGCGGAGCCTACTGGAACGCATGGAGGATGAGCTAGGCCCGCTTGAACCCGAGGGGGTTGCGCTTGCTGGTTGCGAGGTGGGGGGATAAGAGGAGGGGAGGACATTTATGATGACCGATAAACAGCGGAGTGCGTTGCAGGGGCAGATTGTCGAGGCTGTGGGCCAGCGCAGCCCGTGGGAGCTGCGGCAGACGAGGTGGTACGAGCTGCGGCACCATGGATTGCGCCGTACGAACAAGCCCTGGCCGAAGGCCGCGGACCTGCACTGGCCGCTGATCGATACGGCGATCGAGAAGCTGAAGCCGTTATTCCTCCAGCAGGCGCTGGGCATGGATGTGGTGGCCAGCTTCGTGCCGATGCGCCAGCAGTTGAACGCGTACACGAAGGTCGCGGAGGACTGGTTCAATTATAAGATCCGGGAGAAGACCAATTTCGTGGATGAGGTCCTGAGCTGGGTGGACTACACGCTGATGAGCGGGCGCGGGGTGATGAAGTGCTTCTGGAATCCGGGGGATAAGCGGGTGGGATTCGAGGCTGTGGACCCGATGTATTTCGTGGTGCCGGCGTACACGGTGGATCTTCAGGATGCGGACTGGGCGGTGCATGTGATGCCGATGAGTGTCCCGGCGTACAAGCGGATGGCTGGCCAGTTCGGGTGGAAGGCGGACTCGAAAACGATCGAGAAGATCCGGGGGAACCCGCAGGAGGACGACAACATCCCGGGAGCGGCGACCGAGGACGACGCGAAGCAGTTGCGCGAGGGCATCACGTACACCAACAACACCGACGGTGTTATAGTCTGGGAGGTGTACCGGAAGCGGGATGACGGGGTGTGGGAGGTGTATCTGTACAGCCCCGCGGCGGTGGATCTCGACCTGCGCGACCCCATGGAGCTGCCCTATGACCATGGCCAACTTCCGTTCGTTGATTTCCCCTACGAGATCAAGGACAAGGGCTGGTTCAGCCCGCGGGGCGTGTGCGAGATCCTGGCTCCGTTCGAGCTGAGCATGACCTCGATGTGGAACCACAAGCATGACGCGATGACGCTGTACAACCGGCCCCTGTTCCGGGCGGAGCGGGAGCTGCCGAACAGCATCAATTTGCGGTTCCAGCCGGGGCAGATTCTGCCCTACGGGGTAGCCCCGGTGCAGATGCCGCAGCCTCCGGTGAGCTTCGATCAGGAGCTGAACCAGACCCGTGCGGTGGCTGAGAACCGGATCGGGAGCCCCGATTACGGCATGTCCACGGTGATGAGCGGTGGCAGCGATCGGAGGACCGCGACCGAGATCCAGAGCATCAACGCTCAGGCGATGCAGAGCGGCGATCTCCGGGCGCGGCTGTTCCGTATGGCGCTGGGCAAGCTCTATCGTCAGGCGTGGGGCTTGTACATCCAGTACGATGCCAAGAGCTTGCGGTATCGGTTCGCGGAGGACTCGCTGGAGGCGGACCCGATCGCGTTGCACGATCAGTACGAGCTGGAGCCGAAGGGCGGCATGGACATGGTGAGCCGGCAGATGATGATCCAGCAGGCCATCAACCGGAAGCAGTTGTTCATGAACTCGCCTTGGGTGGATCAGGTGGAGCTGGACAAGAGCATCATGGAGCTGGACGACCCGAGCCTTGTGAAGCGGCTGCTCCGGGATCCGGGCCAGAAGGCGGCGGACGAGCTGGAGGACGAGACCAAGACAATCCCGACGCTCTTGGTGGGTATCCCGGTCCCAGCGAAAGCTGGGCAGAACTACGCTGGTCGGATCGGGGTGCTGATGCAGTACCTGAATGGGGCGATGCAGCAGGGCCAGCAGTTGAGCCCGGTGAGCAAGAACGCGTTCATGATGCGGATCGATAGCCTGCTCCAGGGCTACGAGCAGGTGGCGACGAACGAGGCGCGGAAGCTGCGGAAGGAGATCCAGAAGTTCTTCGAGAGCACGGGCATGCTAGCCGCCCCAGAGGCTCAGCCCCCCGCTCCGGTTCCCGCTGAGGTAGCGGCTCCCGTGATGTAACAAGGATGATCACCGTGACATGTAAGGATTGCCGGTTCTATTGTGTGGACGGGACTTGCCGCAGGTTCCCGCCCGCTGGGAGGCCTAGTTGTTGGCCTACTCTCAATGCCAACGACTGGTGCGGCGAGTTCGAGGCCAAGAAGATCATGATACCACTCACCGAGGGAACTGTCGTCCAATGCAACGTGGCACCAGCCACCCCCCGGGAGATCGAGCCGGGAGGCTTGCAGGCGCTTGAGGAGGGAGTTCCTCCGAAGGTCCGGTTCCAGCGGAAGAAGCCGGTGTCCGACCTCAAGGAGATTCAGGAATCACCAATCTTTGGAGGGGGCTAATATGGCTGAATACCAAGGCAAGAAGGTTACACTCAACAAGCCATTCTACACTCCGGGCGAGAAGAAGAAGAAGGCGGTGTATGTTCGCAATCCCAAGGGTACCGTGATCAAGGTGCGCTTTGGTGATCCGAATATGGAGATCAAGCGGGACGATCCGGAGCGTCGAAAGAACTTCCGTGCGCGGCATAACTGCGATACGGCTACGGACAAGACCACGCCTAGGCATTGGTCGTGCAAAGCCTGGTGACCCATTTCCAACATGAAGAAGAAATCCAAGTTCAGTAAGCTCGCCACCCAGCTCAAGAAAGAGGGGGCCGATGATCCCAAGGCTCTCGCCGCGTGGATCGGTCGCAAGAAGCTCGGTGCCGCTGAGTTCATGCGCCGCGCCGCCGCGGGTCGGAAGAAGGCCGCAAAGTAACCATGATCTCCATCATCGCACGAGTCCGCGCTGCTTGGACCTTTGGCCGACATCAGTGCTGGGTGAATCCGCTTCCTTGGCGCAAGGAGGATGCCAACGCACTGAGCAACTTCTTCAAGAGCGATAGCGGGAAACGCTTCAAAGACGCTTTGCTGAATACCGTTCTCATGCAGAACGCTTCAGCCATAACTGACCGAAACCATTTGCAATACTCATCAGGCTTTGCAATGGGTCAGGCCAGTCTTGTGAAGGTCATCGAGATGATGGCCGACCAAGAATCAATTACGGGGCAGGAAGATGATCCGGATTCTGCCACGAACACATAGGATCAAAGTTGCGGTTGTTGGTCTGTGCGGACCAGCAAACGAGTAAAAGCACAATATGGCAGATGATACACTGAGTGCCGATGCGATGCTCGCCTTGGCCAATGACTACGATGCCGGTGTCGATATCGACAGCCAGCCCAAGGAGTCGTCTCCTAATACCAATGAGACGGCTCCGGTTGAGCAGGATTCCTCCGATGCGGGGAACGCCAGCAAAGAGGTCGATGGTGGCGAGCGGGAGGTAGGCACCAAATCAGAGCCCGAGGCGAAGGCCGAGAAGAAGACGGAGCCGAAGGACAAGAGCAGCAAATTCGCTCAGGAACAGAACCGAAAGGCGAAGACCTGGGAGCAAATCAACGCTGAGAAGGAGGCCCTCAAGGCCGAGCGCGAGGCGGTGAGGCGGGAAAGGGAGGAGTGGAGCAAGCAGCGGGAGCAATCCAAGGCTGCTGAGACCAGTTCCTTCCGGGATGAGAAGGGCTACACGGCGGAAGACTACGAGGCTGCGGCCAAGGAGTTCGATGCCGATGGCGATTCTCAGTTGGCCAAGGCAGCGCGAGCCAAGGCTGATGGAGTCCGAAAAGCTGCTACGGAGCGACAGCAGAAGGCGCAGCAGGAGAAGTTCGCAAAGGCATGGTCTGATTCGTATGCACGGTTGTCCGAGAAGGAGACTTGGCTGAAGGATCAGAACAGCCCCGAGTACAAACGTACTGTCGAACTGCTCCAGAAGGTGCCGATGCTGACATCAATGCCCGATGGACTTGTCCATGCGGTGGAGTTGATGAAGCTCCAGGACACTGCGTCCAAGGCTCAGTCGATCGAGGCCGAGAACAAGGCTCTGAAGGAACAACTCAATAAGCTCCAGCAGAAGACCGCTATTGGCAAAAGCGTACCGGCAGGACAACTCAAGGCTGAGGAGAAAGATTTCTCGAAGCTGTCTCTCAAGGAGCAGAGGGAGGCGCTGTTGAAAGCGTCGAGAGCGTTCGACCGGGACGAAAACTGATAGCACAACCACAACTCAAATATGCCAGTTACTAATTCATCCCAACTCAGTCTCCAGTTCCAGAACTACTTCAGCAAGGAGCTGCTCTCGATCGTCCAGCAGGAGACGATCCTCGATCAGTTCTCGATGAAGGCTCCGATTCCCAAGAACAATGGTAATCAGGCCATCTCGATGTTCCGTTTCGGACCGCCGAGCGTTGGCAATGTTCAGAACCTGACCACCGGTGGCGAAGGCACCGCGATCAGCCCGTCGAACTATCGCCAGCTCCAGCTTTTGCGCTTGAGCAAGAACCTCGCTCAGTACGGTCAGGTGATCGGTTTGACCGACATCCTCCGCGCCACCGACCTGTTCAACAGCCTCCAGCAGGCCACCAAGACCTCCGGTCTGGACATGGCCCTCTGGGTTGACTCCGTGATCCGCAACGTGCTGGTTGGCTCCAACCTCAGCGGTTCCGGTTCTTCGATTGGTAGCGGCCCCGAAAGCGGCACCATCGGCGCTCCTACGTTCGATAACTCGGACGCTTGTAACATTGCTGCCGGTTCCGGTGGTATCTGCGTGTACGGCAACCCCGCCACGCTGACCGCTCAGACCTTCTCTGGTCTGAACACTGATCTGACCGCTGCCAACACCACGATGACCTCTTCGGCGGTCCTCGATTCCATGACCCGCCTGAAGCGCAACCGCGCCCCGATGATCAACGGCGGCTACGTCCTGGCCACCGATCCTCGTGTTGCCCGCGACCTCATGCGCGACAGCGACTGGTTGAACGCCTCGAACTACGGCAACAAGGGCCAGCCGTTCTACAAGGGCGAGGTTGGCTCCATCTACGGTTGCCGCGTGGTCCAGCAGACCAACTCGTTCGTCAGCCAGGGCTCTGGCACTCAGGGCGATCAGTTCGTGTACTCCACGGCTGGCGGCGGCGGTCTCACCACCGGCAAGGACATCATCGCCTCGTTCTTCTTCGGCAACGAGTCGTTTGGTATCCCCGCTCTGACCGGTGATGATCCGTTGTCCCCGAAGATCGTGATCACCGACACCCCCGACAAGTCGGATCCGTTGAACCAGCTCGTCACCGTCGGTGTGAAGCTGTACTTCGCCGCCCTGCGTCTGGCCGCTGGTAACACTAGCGGTGCCGCCCCGGCGAGCCTGAATCCGAGCTGGTACCTCGTGCATCGGACGAAGACCTCGACCACGCTGTAATATGCGACCCAAGACGGCCACCATCATGGTGATCGCCGTCAGCCCGAAGGGGCATCATCGTAATGGTGGTGCCCCTTCTTCTCATTCCGCTTGCGGATGCGAAGAGGCTGACAACAATGCGCCCATGATTTCGATTCCAGTCGAGGCCCTTTCCACCGATATGGAGGATGGCCA